TGGTGGGAGGTAGTTGCGTGGGGCGTCGGCGCATCCTCGTGGATCGTCGATTTCGGCAGGGCTGAGAGCTGGGAGAACCTCGAGGATATCATCGTTGATCGCCAATATCCTGTAAAGGGTGGCGGGTTGAAGCAGGTCCGCATGTGCGGTGTGGACTCCGGCTACCGGGCGGACGAGGTGTATCAGTGGTGCACCGCTCACTCGGACGTGGCAAAACCCGTCAAGGGCGCGTCCCAGAGCCTCGGAGGTCGGTTTTACAGCGTTTCAAGCCTGGACAAAGAGGGCTGGGCCGGCCTAAAACTCCTGATCACGGACACGGACTACTGGAAAGACTATATTTTCGGTCGGCTCCGCAGGACGCCGGGCTCTCCGGGGGCCATGCATGTACCGCAAAACTGCCCGGAATACTGGGCAAATCACATGACATCGGAGCAAAAAACGGTCGAAAGGAACCGGAAAACAGGCAAAGAGCGGGAAGTTTGGGTAAAAATCAGCCAGCACGCCCCGAACCACCTCCTGGACTGCCTCGTGTACAGTACCCTCATGGCGGAGCTCTGCGGTGTTCGGTATCTGAGCGACGTCCAGGAGCAGCACAGACAGCAGGAGGTCGAACCGGAGCGCCCTACAGGGTCGTGGCTCGGCCATCGTAAGAGCTGGCTTCGCAAATGACATGCCGCACCGGGCGCATCGCTACCTTGACGCCGGGTTCCTAGACCGCTCCCCAGGGCGGTCTTTTTTTATGCCTATTCTACGAGCCGCAAATCATCTTTGTGACTCGTGGACGGGCTTTTAGTCATCACAAATCAAGCCGTATCTTCGGAGGCGGCTTTTTTGTTGACTTCAGAAAGGAGGTGAAGGCCATTTGACGAATACAGAGGAACTGGCACTTTACGAAGAGGCACTTCAAGCAGTACTTCTCGCCCAGGAGTATCGGATAGGAGGGCGTGTAGTGCGCCGCGCGGATCTCCCTGTCATCCAGTCGAGGATCGATTTCCTACGCGGGCAGATCGCTGGTGAAAGCTATGGGACTACAGCGTATGCGGTATGGCCGGGACGATGATCAGGAAACTATGGAACTGGATCAAGCGCCTGGCGGCGTACGACGGGGCGAGCCTCGACAGGCCGCAGGGGGGATGGAGACCTGTCACCGGGAGAGCACCGGAGGAGATCGACAAACCAGAACGGCAGCTCCTCATCGATCGCGGCAGGGATCTTGAGAGGAATTCAGACATCATTGTATCTGCTCTGGGGGCTATCCTCCGAAACTCCATCGGATCTCAGGGAATTATTCCACAAGCCCACGTAATAAAAGCTGGAGGACAGGAAGACGAGAAAAAAAACGACTCTATCGAGGAACTCTGGAGGGAATGGAGCCGACCTGGAAACTGCGACATTGTCGGATGTTCATCCTTCGCCGAACTCCAGGGACTGGTTCTACGGAGGAGGATCGTGGACGGCGAGGTATTCATCCGGAAGATCTGGCTGAAGGGGGAGAAATTCCCGCTCCGGCTGCAGATTCTCGAAACTGATCAGCTGGATACGATGGTCACGGAAAACGCCGGGCATAAGGTCTACCAGGGGATAGAGGTGGACGAGTTTTTAAAGCCCGTTGCGTACTGGTTCCGCCCGGATCCTATGGACCTGGCTAAAGACCCCGTGCGCGTTGATGCGCAGGAGGTGATCCATCTCTACGACAGACGGCGGGCCGCACAGATCCACGGTGTGAGCGAACTGGCCCCCATTATGCAGCGCGTCAAAGACGCGAAGGAATTCATAGATGCTGAGTTGATGGCGGCTCGGATAGCGGCATGTTTCGCCATCTTCATCCGCAAGGCTTCCCCTGGAGGGTTCGTTGGACGTATGGACGCCGGAAGCGACGGGAAGCCTGTGCAGGAGATAGTACCTGGGATGATTCAGTACCTAGGTATCGGAGAGGACGTCGTCGAGGCAAAGCCGGACCATCCGCAGGCGACGGCGAAGGAGTTTTTATCTCTGCAGCAGCGGCTGGCTGGAGCCGGCATGGGGACATCCTACGAGGTCTCCTCCCGGGACATGAGCCAGGTTAATTACTCATCCGCAAGGCAGGGGCATCTCGAGGACAGGAAAACATTTGCGACTTTCCAGCGCTACATGGTGGAGCACTTCTGCCGGCCTATCTGGGAGGCATTCGTGGAATCCATCGTTCTCGCAGGTCTCCTGAAAGTCTCTGATTTTTACGGCAAGCGCGAGCGGTACGTTAGCGCCCGATGGATCACACCCGGATGGGAATGGGTCGACCCGCTGAAAGAGGTCCGGGCATCCAGCGAAGCCATGCAGATCGGAGCCTCTACCCTGGAGGAAATATGCGGCGCAAAGGGTTTGGATTGGCAGGAGGTCCTGCGCCAGAGGGCACGGGAACAGAAATACGCCGAGGAATTGGGCGTGAAGCTTGGGGAACTGCCGCCGCAGGAACTATCGGCAGACGAGAAGGAGGAATGACATGCCTGCAGCAAAAAAGCCGGAGGAGCGGCGGAAGGAGCCGCTTTTCCGTGAATTGAGCATTGGGGGCTCCATCGACGCCGAAAAGCGCACGGTGGAGCTCTCTTTTTCCAGCGACGCGCCCTACAAGCGCTATGACTGGTGGGATAACCGCTACTACGAAGAGGTTTTGTCCCACGAGCCGGGGGCTGTGGACCTTCAGCGGCTCGCGGAGATCGGCGTTGTCCTGGTAAACCACGACAGCCGGAAGCTGCCTGTCGGGGCCGTCGAAAAAGCATGGCTCGACGGAAACAAGGGGCGCGCCCTGGTCCGGTTCGACGATGACCCGGAAAGCGACGCCGTATTTCAGAAGGTCCAGAAGGGCATCATGCGCGGCGTCTCTGTGGGCTATTTCGTCCACGAGTGGCAGATCACTGAACCGACAGACGGGCGCCTTGCCCGGGAGACGGCTACGAAATGGGAACCGCTCGAAATCTCCATTGTAAGCGTTCCCGCTGACTCATCCGTCGGCGTGGGGCGCTCTCTTGATACACAAAATGACGAAGGGGGTACACAAATGGCCGTGAAGGAAGAAAAGGTAATGGTCGAGGAAGCTCCTAACCTTGACCAGGTCAGGAGCGAGGGTTCCCGTGCGGAGCGTGAGCGCGTGCGGGAGATTATGGAGGCCTGCAAGAGGTTTGAAATTGACGCCACGCCGTATATTGACGGCGGACAGACCGTGGAGCAGGTGCGGGGGGCTATCCTCGACTCTCTGGCGCAGAAGCAGGAGGCAACGAAGGTCGGGACCGCGCATATCGAGACCGATGAGCGCGACAAGTTCCGCTCCGCCGTTGTGGACGGCATTTCCAAGCGCTGCGGACTCAAGAGTGACAACGCCGAGCGGAACGATTTTGCCGGCATGAGCTTCCTGATGATCGCTGACCGGTGCCTGTCCCGGGCAGGAGACACACGGCGCGGCGACCCCATGGCGTGGCTCTCCAGGGCCATGAGCACGTCTGATTTCCCGTACATCTGCGGCGCAATCGCGAACAAGGCCATGTTGGAGGGCTGGAATGACACTCCCGAGACGTGGCGGGAGTGGTGCGGCGTCGGTTCCGTGCCTGATTTCAAAGTTCAGACCCTCATCGGCGTCGGCGCGTTCGGGACACTGCGTGCACTGAAAGAGGGGGAGGAATACAAATTCACCGAGCGGGCAGAGGGGCACGAGACCGTCCAGATCGGGACGTTCGGAGAAATGTTCGCCCTCACCCGGCAGACCATCATCAACGACGATCTCTCCGTGTTCTCCGACGTCATGCGCGAGCTCGGCGCGGCAGCGAAGCGGACCATTGCGGCTCTGCCCTACGAACTGCTGAACGCGAACCCCAAGCTCGCTGACGACAAGGAAATTTTCCACACCGCCGGGCACAAGAACACCGGGACGGCGGGGGCTATCAGCGTGGACACCCTCAACGAAGGGGAACTCAAAATGTCCCAGCACAAGGACATTGGGTCAAAGAAACGGCTTGGCATCACCCCGAAGTTCCTTCTCGCCCCCATGGCGCTGAAGGGGCATGTCCGGCAATTTTTCGCCACACAGCTCATCGGCGGCGTGGAAAACCAGCCGAACCTGTACAACTCCTGGTTCCAGGGCGGCGGTCTGACTCCTGTTTTCGACCACATTCTGGACGACGGGGATGACGCGACCTGGTATCTCGCGGCTGACAAGGGCAAGACCGTCCGGGTTTATTTCCTCAACGGCGTGCAGAGCCCTTATCTCGAAAGCCGGGACGGGTGGACCGTTGACGGAACTGAGTGGAAGGTTCGGATCGACGCTGCAGCCGCCGCCGTCGACTATCGCGGTCTGTTCCGTAATACCGGGCCGCAGGGCTAGTAAGGGAGGAGTGAAAGAATGAGCAAAATTGCAACCTTCAAGCACCCCGGCGTCGTCATGGACTGGGAAAACGGCACCGGTGCGGATGTGAGTGTGGGAGACGTCATCTCCCTCGGAACGTTCTGCGGTGTGGCACAGGTGGACATCGCCAATGGTGCGACCGGCCCCGTCTCCCTCTCCGGAGTGTACGAAATCGCCGCAGTCAACAACGCTGCGTTCACCCAGGGTGACCTGATCTATTTCGACACTGTGGCCAAAAAAGCGACCAAGGACACCTCCAAAGCGTTCCTGGGGGTGGCCATGCGTGACAAGGAAGCTGCCGGGACCACCGCATGGGTGAAGATCGGCTATGAGTGGCACGACAAGGACGAAAGGTCCATTGTGTACACCAACGCCGGGACCGCCCTTAAAGCAGGGGACGTGGTCAAGTTCTCCGACTTCTGCGGTGTGGCCGCAGAGGACATCGACAACGGGGACGAGGGGGCCGTCTACATCGAGGGAACCTTTGAACTCGCCTCCGTGACGAACGCCTC